GATGCAGACGCAGGTGGCTCGATCCACTAGCGCAGACGTGCCTCACATTCTCGGGGAGTGCCGCCCATGCTGGTGTGTACCCCCACCCCCCCTGATCGCACCGCCCGCCTGTATATCTATATACATAATGAAATGCTCAAATAATTACCCTACTTTCAATAATTGCCCACTATTAACTATAAGTTATCTTCCCTTTATTCCTAGGAATAGGTCTAGGAATCCTAGTGCCCCATATAATTTTCTAAAAATTTCGACTTTTTCTGGTAATTTTTCGCAGTAGCACACTTGATGTAATCCCCTTTTTTTCTAGGAAATTGCCAAGGAATCATAGGCTTACAAAAAATTTTTAAAAAAATTCCTATTTGCTATTGACAATTTGTCAATAGGCTCATAAAGTTATAATCATGCCTGTATCTATACCTAGGAATATTCCTAGTCTAGGATTACCTAGAGAAGTGTATTCCTAGCCCCCCTTTAAGAGGGGGGATAGGAGAGCATAAAGTAGCTAGGTAACCTTCTAGTAACCAGAAGAATTCCTAGTTACTAGGAATATTCCTAGTACCTAGGAAGGAAAATTAAAAGGTAATCCTATGCCTGTTTTAGACAGGATCGATCCTAAACTTCTAAAGAACATTAAGTCTTTGCCTGTAGAAGAGCAGGCGGAGATACTAACCCTAATCGAAGAACTTGAAGAAGCCGAGAAGAAAGAACTTGCTCGGAAAGACTTCATGGGTTTTGTTAACTTGGTTTGGCCTGCGTTTATTGGTGGCAGGCACCATGCGATAATGGCTGATGCTTTTGAGCGAGTTGCCAAAGGAGAGTTGCGGCGATTAATTATTAATATGCCGCCTCGTCATACTAAGTCTGAGTTTGCATCATTCTTATTGCCCGCTTGGTTTCTTGGCAACTATCCTCAAAAAAAGATTATTCAAACGGCACACACCGCTGAGTTATCTGTTGGGTTCGGCAGAAAGGTTCGTAACCTTGTAGACAGTGATGATTACAAGGACATATTCCCTGATCTGGCATTACGGTCTGACTCAAAGGCAGCGGGTCGGTGGAGCACCAACAAGAACGGTGAATACTTCGCGATTGGTGTTGGCGGTGCTGTAACAGGTAAGGGTGCTGACCTGCTCATTATTGACGACCCTCATTCAGAACAAGAGGGTCAAAGCGCAGACCCCGGTGTGTTTGATAGGGTATATGAATGGTATACCTCTGGACCCCGACAGCGTTTACAACCCGGTGGCGCTATCATTGTGGTTATGACCCGATGGCACAAAAGAGATCTTACCGGGCAGATATTAAAGTCATCCCTCCAAAGAAGAGGATCGGATGAATGGGAGGTCATCGAGTTCCCGGCGTTAATGCCATCAGATGAACCCCTATGGCCTGAGTTCTGGCCAAAAAAAGAATTGCTTGCATTAAGGAACGAACTTCCCTCTCCTAAATGGAACGCCCAGTACCAGCAGAACCCAACCTCAGAAGAGGGCGCTCTGGTTAAAAGAGAATGGTGGAAGGAATGGGAGTCGAACACACCCCCGGCTTGTGAGTTTATTATCCAGTCATGGGATACCGCGTTCCTAAAAACACAGAGAGCTGACTTCTCTGCATGTACAACATGGGGCGTTTTCTACGCACCAGATGACACAGGCACCCTACAGGCAAACATTATCCTGCTGGATGCACACAAGGAACGACTAGAGTTTCCAGAGCTTAAAAAGAAAGCATATGAGTTCTGGGTAGATTGGCAGCCCGATGCGTTTATTGTGGAAGCCAAGGCGGCGGGTATGCCGTTGATTTTTGAGCTTAGAGCGATGGGTATTCCGGTATCAGAGTACACCCCCTCGCGTGGCAACGATAAGATCGCAAGGGTTAATGCGGTTGCTGATCTATTTGCCTCTGGCAAGGTATGGGCACCTAAGATGAGGTTTGCAGAAGAGGTTATCGAAGAGTTTGCATCATTCCCCGCCGGGGAGCATGATGATTTGGTTGACTCATCGACCCAAGCACTGTTACGGTTTAGACAGGGCGGATTCCTAAAGCTGGAGTCCGATGAGGATGAAGAACCGTTTTACGGCAAAAAAGCAGAATACTACTAATGATTGAAGTAAACGGCTGGTTTATTGAAAAACTCTTTAGGCCGATATTTAGAAGGTTCAGCAAGGTAGGCGATCAGGAGTTTTTTGATAACTCGGACTTTCCTATCACAGCAAAACTTGAAGAAAACTACGAGACCATAAAGTCAGAATTTGAATCGATGCGTCATAGGATTTGTGACTTCGCACCATTTCAAGATATAAGCCCAGACCAGATATATATCTCAAATGATGATAAGTGGAAGATGTTTTTTCTTAGGGCTGGCACGATAGACTTTAAGAAAAACTGTGAGCAGTTTCCAAAGACAATGGAGATAATCAACTCCGACAAGAACTTGGTATCTGCATACTTTTCGGTAATCGGCCCACGCAAAATGCTAATGCCACACGAAGGCCCGTGGTGCGGTGTATTAAGAGTTCACATGGGAATTGATATTCCTACTGGCGGAAGTGGTTGCACGTTGGTTGTAAACAAAAAAGAATACAAGTGGGAAGAAGGAAAGTGTGTTGTGTTTGATGACACATATGAGCACTTTGCGGTTAACGCAACAGACAAGGATCGTGTTATTTTGTTTTTAGATTACATGCGACCGCTACCTTTTCCAATGAAATTAATTAATAAATTTGTTATTTATATGGCAAGGTTTCTCCCATATTTTAAAGAGCCTATCCGGCGACATGCTAAGTGGGAAGAATGTTTCTACGGCAAAAAGGCAGAGCGCTACTAATGGCATACCTGCAAAGTAACATACCGCACTTTAAGTGCTGGGTTAGAAAAGAATATACCCACAACCACAGTAAGTATCATGGTGAGTTTATCCATGCGATTGCGGTTGCGGTAACAACAATGCCAAACCGATGCTTGAGCTTTCAGGTAATCTTTACTGGGGCAGAGACATACGACAGCGATGAACCTAATGTTCATGGCGGGGCGATGTGGGCAAGAATGCCAATCACCGCATTGGTTGCTGACACGCCGTTCGATGAGTGGCCAGATCCTATGTCAGTTTGGGCGGCGCAGCCTTGGGATTGCAGCTCGCATCATCATGCAGTCTACAAGATTGATAGGGCGACACCGTGTCCTTGGCTTGCTAAAATAGACGGCAACTTCTACCCGGCAAAGTATTACTTCACGGTAGATTACGCAGAAAGCGAAATAGCAGATGATCCGGCTCAACACAAGCAAAGTCATGTTTTGGAGCTTCTTGATGCTGGCCCTTGGACGGGAAATATTGTTGCCCTTCCAAACAACCGTGTTAGGGTTACACATCCAGCATGGTTTGAAACTGGGGAGGGAGCGCCAGACTTTAGGCCTTCTCAACACACTCATTACAGCAAGTCAGACCTAGATTACACATTAGATGTGAATCAGGTTTTTGATAATCTATATGCAGGAGATTCAAATGAAGATGAAGAGTAAAGGCTATATGGCTGGCGGCAAAACCAAGGGTTACAAAGCTGGCGGCAAAATGAGGATGGTAGAAAAGGATGGAAAAGAAGTTCCATTCTTTGCAGCTGATGGACAAGGAAAAATGGCCAAGGGTGGAAAGGTTCCCACAACCAAAGGTTACTTCCGTGGCGGCAAGGTAATGGGATCTAAAGGTATGGCTAAGGGTGGAAAAATGATGTCATCCAAGGGCATGGCCAAAGGCGGCAAGGTAATGGGTACCAAGGGTATGGCAAAAGGCGGAGTTGTTAGAGGCTCTGGCGCAGCAAGAAAGCAAAACTTCACTAGGAACGGATAATGGCTATTGACCGTCCCTTGCGGACAGAGATCGAAGACCAAGACGAAGCAGCTTTAGAGATAGAGGTTGTCAATCCAGAAGCGGTTTCGATTGAAACCGAGGATGGCGGCGTTCTTATTGATTTTGGAGACAGCTTAGAGAATGAGTCTTCCGATGATCACGATGCAAACCTAGCGGACTTTATTGACGAGACAGACCTTATGGGCATATGTCTTGATCTTGTTAGCTCGTTCCGGGCAGACAAGGAAAGTCGAGCGGATTGGGAGCGTTCATATGTTAAAGGCTTGGATCTGTTAGGTCTCAAGCACGAAGAAAGAACTCAGCCTTGGGATGGGGCTTGCGGTGTGTTCCACCCCCTGCTAACAGAATCTGTTATTAAATTTCAGTCTCAATCGATACAAGAGATCTTTCCGGCAAGCGGCCCAGTTAAGACGGCTATTGTTGGCAAGATTGATGAGAAAAAAACAAAGCAGGCAGAGCGAGTTCAGGATTATCTTAACTACTTGCTGACAGAAAAGATGACCGAGTATCGGTCTGAGACAGAGAAGATGCTGTTCTCTTTACCTCTTGCGGGTAGTGCGTTTAGAAAGGTGTACTATGATCCCAACTTGGGGCGGCCTTGTAGTATGTTTGTCCCAGCTGAAGACTTTGTGGTCAGTTACGGCGCATCAGATTTAACAACATGCGAGCGATCAACGCATGTTATGAAGAAGAGCAGCAACGATATTCGCAAGCTGCAAGTGTCTGGATTCTATCGAGACGTTGATTTACCCCCGTCAGCACCAAGCACTGATGAGATTGAGCGTAAATACAATGAGCTTACAGGCGATTCAGCCAGCTATGACTATGATTCTCGTCACACAATCCTTGAGATGCATGTCAATTTAGACCTGCCCGGCTTCGAGGACATGGAAGATGGCGAGCCTACTGGCATTCATCGCCCCTATGTAGTGGCTATAGACCAGAGTTCACGCACAATATTGTCTATTAGACGCAACTGGTATGAAGATGACCCGCTAAAAAACAAGCGAGAGCACTTCGTTCACTACCAGTATATGCCCGGACTAGGCTTTTATGGGTTCGGATTGATCCACATGATTGGTGGATTGGCAAAATCAGCGACATCATTGCTTCGACAGCTAGTAGATGCGGGTACTTTGTCCAACCTACCCGGCGGATTGAAGTCTAGAGGGCTTAGAATTAAGGGTGATGATACCCCGATTATGCCCGGAGAGTTCAGAGACGTTGATGTACCGGGCGGAGCCATCCGAGATAACATTGCATTCCTCCCATATAAAGAGCCAAGCAACGTATTGTACTCTTTGATGGGCGATATTGTAGAGGAAGGTCGCAGATTTGCCTCCGCAGCGGACGTAAAAGCGTCCGATATGAACGGAGAAGCGCCTGTAGGCACCACATTGGCGATTTTAGAGCGCTCAATGAAGGTTATGAGCGCCGTTCAGGCCCGATTACACGCCTCTATGCGGGTAGAATTGCGTCTTTTGACCGGAATTGTGCGGGATCATGGGCCAGAAGCCTACCCATACGAGGAAGATGGCGAGCCAATCGTTGTTGAAGACTTCGATAACCGCATCGACATCATCCCTGTTAGCGATCCAAACGCTGGTACGATGGCACAGCGCATTATGCAGTACCAAGCAGCACTACAACTGGCGGCACAAGCCCCAGAGATGTACGATTTACCACTATTGCACCGCCAAATGCTAGAAGTTCTTGGAATCCGGGATGCTGATGAGATTGTCCCAACAGATAAGGACATGAAGCCAACAGATCCAGTTAGTGAGAACATGAATATCATTAACGGCAAGCCTGTTAAAGCGTTTATCTACCAAGATCACGAGGCTCACATCCAGACTCACATGGCGATGATCCAAGACCCATCTATCATGGAGATTATGGGCAAGAGTCCAAACGCGAAGAAGGCTCAGGCAGAGCTTTCAGCGCACGTTCAAGAACACTTGGCATTCAAGTATCGTCAAGAGATCGAGAAGCAGCTTGGTGTGGAGCTACCACCCCCAGACGAACCCATGCCAGAAGATATCGAGTATCGTATCTCTCGTCTTGTGGCACCTGCTGCGGCACAGCTTTCAGGAAAGGCAGCAAAAGAAAAGCAGATGGAAGAAAACCAGAAGCAAATGCAAGATCCTTTGATTCAAATCCAGATGCAAGAGCTTCAGATCAAGCAGCAGCAAGTACAGCAAAGAGCAGAGGCAGAGATGGCCAAGCTACAG